TGATGGACGGCCTTGTCCTGTTCTTCCTCGCCCATCCCATCCCGACCGTCGTTATCGGCATGCTGTTCACGCTGCTGATGTTCGCAACTGTCAAACCGTGGAGGCCGCGTTGAACCCGGAAATCATCGTCGCGCTCATCTGGTGGGGCATCAAGCACTCGGGCAGCGGAGGCGGGCAATGAGCTGGCAGCCAATTGAAACGGCGCCGCGTGACGGAACCGACATTCTCGCATTTGAGAAAGTAGGCGGCAAAGACCGAATATTGACGATGCGGTATGATCGTATGGCGGAGACGTTTGTAACGAACGTGCATTCTTTCGTCGCGTTTGATCCGACCCACTGGATGCCCCTCCCTCCACCCCCGGAGGCCGCGCCATGAAACTCGCCGGCCTCTCCATCCTCGCCCTGACCGCCTTCCTGATGTGGATGCCCCGGCTCGATCCGAACCTGGTGCATCTGGCGTGGGCCGCTCTTGGCCTCGCCTGGATGCTTCTCGGCTCCCTCAAGCACGAAAGGCGCAGGCGATGATTGTCCGTGACACGCTACGCTGGTTTGCTCTCAAAACAGCCCCGCAAGAGGAGCAGATGGCCATCAACATCCTGCGCAGACAGGACTTGCTGGTCTCGCTCCCAGTAGAGGAGCGCTATCGCAAGGAGAACCGCTACAAGAAAGGCAAGGTCGCAAAGCAATACCCGATTATGCCCGGATACATCCTGATCGGCTGGGGGCCGGGGCCAATTCCGTGGTGGTCGGCGCTTCGCTTCCGCATCATCAAGGGCGTTATCTCGATCACTCCTCCTCCATCAAAGGAGGACCGCTACCCCGCGCCTATCCCATCTGAGATACCACACATGCAAGCTGCGCGGATGCTGGAAAAGGACGTTTTGACGGCTCCAAGCTTCTACAAGTTCCAGCGCACATGGGGCGAATACAATCCTGGCGATGATGTCCGGGTAGTCGCCGGGGCCTATGAGGGCTGGCAGACCAAGGTGATTGCCGTCTCGGGCCGCGAAGCGAAAATCCTGCTGCCGCTGTTCGGGTCAGATCAGGAAGTCACGGTGCCGGCCGATCAGTTGGAGAAAGCGGCATGAGCCAGATCCCAACCGAACACTCAGAAAGCTGGTTGATCGGCTTTTTGCGAGTAATCGTTTTCGGCGGCGCGTTTGTGCTAACGTTGTATTTTGCCGGCGCGCTTGTCTAGGGGTTGCGGGTCCGCCCCAAATCAGCCACAACATGGACGGGGCTGTCCGCTGATCCTGCGCCAGCATGTTTGCCGAGGCCGGGCGGAACCCTAGGGGCAAGAGACCGCGCTGCGTGTCCCCCTGCGCCGTTTCCGTTTTGGGAAGCGGATTGAAAGCGTTGCCCAAAATTACCACGTGCCCTGCAAGGCGGTGGAGCCCCTCCCGGTCCTTTGAGGTCCAATTCATCGGGACCGGGGGGGGCCTTCGATCAAGTCCAAAATCGGGGAGCGCCCCCATGTTCCCGACGCAGGCTTTTGCGGATGAGGTCACGCGCCAGCGCTGGGCCCCTGACCCCGAGACGGTCGCAGCCCTCAAATACGTGATCAGGGAATTGACCCTCCCCGAAAGCGATGGCCTCTGCAAGATCGAGCGCGTGCTCCTGACCTGCCAGCACGCCAACCAGCGGGACGAGGAGATCAGGACCGCAGGCTTCGCCATCCTCGGAAAGCGCTTCAAGGATCGGGCGGTTTTCTTCCATGTGGATTGCTCGGACGAGGGCCTTTGCAGCTTCGCCCTGCGCCTCGCCCGTCATTCGCATGAACTGCATTCCAAGCAGCCTGCGAAAGACACCTGGTTCGCCAACCTCCTGAAACCGCGCGAGGAATGGGTCACGGCCCCGACCAAGACCCGCCGCGAACCCCAGCAAAAACCGCCAAAAGCGAGGATGCGCCGATGATCATCCGCACAATCGCCAGTCTCAAAGCTCCCCTCTTCGGCGGCAAGCTGACCGTGCAATTCGCCAGCAACTTCCGCCGCGTTCCGCCCAAGAAGCGGTTGGACCTGCTAAACCAAGCGCTGCGTCAGATCCGGGCCGAATACGACCTCGCCGCAGAGCATCACCGCATCGAGCGCAGGGACGAGGACGCCCGGAACGCTGAGGCGATCGGACAGCCGGAAACGGCGTGACCCGTTAACAACGGGAGGGCGGCTGGCCTTGACCAGCGCCCCCTCATTATTGAGAGCGCCTGTGACCATCACCCGTGTCATCACGCGTGCGCTGACGCACCGCGGAACTGTGCGCGGCACAGCCGATTTTGAGGAGCGGCTGCCAACCCTGCGCGAGCAGGCGATCGAGTATCTGGGCAGAGAGCCCATCCATTATTGGGATTTTACCCAGAACCGGGCGCTGTTTGCCGGCGTGGACGTTGGCCCTGTCGCCTCAACGCCGGGTTGGAGCGCTACAGCCTTGAACCTCAGCAGCCGTGGAATGCTGATGGACGGGGTCAGCACAACAGTCATCTCCTCGCCGGGCGTTGATTATCCTCTTTCCCTTTGGGTCGAAATCGAGCGGGTCACCGACACCGGAACGTCGGAAACCGTGATGCAGATCGACGCCAACACGGATGGAGAGCGCGCGACTCTGCGGATCAACGGATCTGACCAGGCTGCGGCCACCATGGTCGCTGGGGCAGTATCGCAAGGCGCGTTGACGGTGTCGGGAACTGTGCCGGTGGCGACGGTGGCAAAGATTGCCGGCCGCTTCGCGACAAACAGCATACAGGCCTGCCACAATGGCACGCTGGCGACCGAGGACACGTCGGCCACGGTTGCTGCAACCCCAACGCGCCTGAGATTCGGATTTGTTTTTGCCGGCACAGGGCCTTTCTTCGGCTACATCCGCCGCGCCGCTGTCTTCAACAGCGCGCTCAGCGACGCACAGCTTCAGACCGCAACCACGGCGTAACGCAAACCGCCGCCCCATTTCTGGAGCGGCGGCAGGCGTCAGGTCGAACCGGCTATCGATCGTTGGCTGCGACCAGCTTCGGAATGAAGGGTCCAGCCGGGCGGGCCTTGGCGGCTTTCGCCTTGGCCTTCTCACGAAGGGCGCGCTGTCTGGCGCGTTCCTCGCGAGCGGTGCGCTGGAGAGTTTCCAGCTTTGCCTCATGCTCCTTGCGGAGCCTGCGGGCGGTCGCTTCAAGGGACCAGATCGCGAGAGCAATCGAGAGGTCCAGAAGCCCGCCGACCAGCCACACGGCCCAGTCAGGGGCCAGAGGGCGGTAGGCTGCCTCGGCAGTCGCCAGCGCATCGCGTGCATTCTGGCGGTCAGCCTTGGCGGTTTCGACAGCGGCCTGCTTCGGAGCCAGCGCAAGGGCATAAGCCTTGGCATTGGCCTCGATCGTGTTGGGGCACGCGACCTGACGGCAGCGTTCCGGCAGGGCCGGGGCCTCAACCGCATCCAGAGCCGCCTGAGCGGCATCCAGACGTTCCGTGGTGCGGGTGACTTCAGCCTTGAGGGGCAGAAGGCCAGCATCGAAGGCAGCCTTGTGAGGCGCTTCAATCGCCACGCCGACGAAGTTGTGGAAGCTCACGGCCTGCATGGCCATGGCGACCAGAAGGACCGGGATCACGCCGAGGGATGCAAAGCTGCGACCCAAGGCAATCACGGTGAAGGGAATCACCAGGGCCGTCGCGCCAGCGCCAAAGGCGAGGGCAAGGCGGGTGATCTGGTCCATGTCGCTCTGAAGCCAGCCATAGACGCCGAGGGCGCCCATGGCGAAGGAAAAGAGGGCCAGAAAGACAAGGCCGGGTTTGAATCCGGCGGGTTTGGTCTTAACAGCATTGGTCATTGGTGAGGGCTTTCTCATCAATCAGACCGTGCGGTGGTGAGACACCTCACGATCCGGGCCGGGGGAAACCCCGGCCTGTTGGGGGAATGGTTCAACCTGCGATGTCAAATATCTGGGAAGCGAATACTTCCGTACTCGCAAGCTAAGCGAAGTATTGGGCTGTCAAAGCCGATTTACGTGAAATGCAGACCCGAATAATCACAATCGCGTTACTTTAATTAACCTTGGCGCAGCATGGTCGAGACTTACAAATCACCTGAGCAGATCGCTTTCGAGTCCCGCGTGCTCGACGCTGTGGCCCGCATTGCCCTCTACCCGCCAGAGCATCTGGACGTGATCGATCGCATTGCCTGTGACCTGTTCTCGGGCGGAGACCCGGACGGCTACAGCCAGAACGATGATCTCTACTGGCGCGACCTGCCCGACGTTCCGCCATTCACCCGCGGCAGGACCACCTATCCCGCAAAGCTCCAATGGCGCATCAAGGCCTCCCGCATCATGGACATCCTCGACCAGTGGATGCGCGAGCAGGCCAGGCGCGCGAAACTCGAAGTGGTGAACTGATGCCTGACACTGAGCAGCTTCAACCCCAGAAGCCACGCACCGGCCGGCCAACCAAGTACCCGGAAGACGCCTGCAAGCGCATCATCGAGTACGGCAAGCAGGGAATGTGCATGGCCGAAATGGCCTCCGAGTTCGAGGTCACACGCGAAACGCTTTACGAATGGGCGAGAGTTCACCCAGACTTTTCTGACAGCCTTTCATGCGCGCAGGATCTGGCAGAGGGATATTGGGCCAGATCGATCCGAAACGGCCTGCAACTTCCCCCCAGCGAGTACCAGGGCGCCGCAAACCTCAAATACATGGCGCAGCGCTTCCGCGGCTGGTCCGAGAAGGCGCACGTCGACACGAAAGACATCGGCGCAGAGGGCGATGCCGACACGCCCGACCTTCGCGGCGAGGCGCGCAAAGCGGCATTCTTGCTCTCAAAGGCTGCGCAGAGCGCTGAATAGGGCAGCGATTGCCAAAATCGGGGTGTGTTGGCTCGCCTGAAGCCGGGCCGAGACTTTTGGGCAAGCAAGAACATTCCAAATGAACATGCTCGATGACCTGGTGAAGCGGCTGACCGCTTTGCCTGAGAACGAACGCGAGGAGATCAGGAAGGCGGCGAACCGGGCCACGGCTGGCATGCTGTGGGTGCCGAACCCCGGCCCTCAGACGCAGGCGTATTTCAGCCCGGCGGACCTGCTTTACTATGGTGGAGCCGCAGGCGGTGGGAAATCCCAGCTTCTGCTTGGCCTGGCGATCAACGAGCACCGGGTCAGCCGTCTGTTCCGTCGCCAGTTCAAGGATATCGATGGCGAGGGCGGTCTTGCGCCGGCGCTGCATCAGATCCTTGGCTCGTCGACGGGTTACAACTCGCAGAAGCACGTCTGGCAGGTTCCGGGCAGGCTGAGGCGGGCGGTCGAGTTCGGCGCGTTCGAGACGCCAAAGGAGGCGGAAGCCTATCAGGGCCGCGCCGCGGACTTCATCGGGTTCGATGAGGCGGTGCAGTTTCAGGAAGCGATCGTCCGCTTCATCATCGGCTGGAACCGGACGGCCATTCCCGGTCAGCGCTGCCGTGCGGTGCTGGCGTCCAACCCGCCGATCACGCCTGAAGGGCTGTGGATATTCGAGTGGTTTGGCCCGTGGCTTGACCCCGAGCACCCGAACCCCGCCAAGCCGGGCGAGCTTCGCTACTATAGCTACGTCAACGGCCACGAGATCGAGGTCGACAAGGATTACGTTTCGCTGGTCACTGACGCGAACGGCAACGAGATGGAGGTCAGGCCCAAGAGCCGGACATTCATTCCGGCCAGCCTGAGCGACAATCCCGACCTGCTTGACAGTGGGTATGCGTCACAGCTGGCGGCGCTGCCAAAGTATCTCCAGACCGCTTACCTCGAGGGCAAGTTCACCACCACGCTGGAGGACGCCGATCGCCAGGTCATCCCGGCTGAGTGGGTTCTCAAGGCCCAGCAGCGCTGGATGATGCGGAAGGGTGATCTTCAGACCCGGCCCATGACGGCGCTTGGGGTCGACGTGGCGGATGGCGGCGGCGACAGGATGGTCTGCACGGCCCTGCACGGGGTCGTGTTCGGAGAGCCGAAGATCAAGCCGGGCGTCGATGTCAAAAGCCTGGAGCAGAAGGTCGCCATGGTGGCGAACGCTGCCAAGGATGATCCGCAGATCAACATTGACTGCGGCGGTGGATATGGCGGCGGGCTGTCCGACGTTCTCGAGAGCAACCGCTTCAACGTGGTCCGGTGCAAGGGCGCCGCTGGCTCCGTTGCGTATGACAGGACACGGACACGTTCATTCGCCAACAAGCGTGCCGAATGGATCTGGCGCATGCGGGAGGGGCTGGACCCCGAGACGGGCGACAACATCGCCCTGCCGCCTGGCCGCGAAATACTCATGGAACTGACGGCGTTCCGGGAAAAGCCGCACGCTGACATGCGCTCGGTCATCCAGATCGAGGACAATGAGGAAGTTTCGAAGCGGATCGGGCGCAGCCCTGACATCGCGTGGTCGATCATCTTCGCATGGGCGGAGCCCGAGGCGCAGCGGATGAGTTTGAGGACGGCGACAGCGAAGCGCCGGCCAGAGAGCCTGCCGCCTGTCTCACGGCAGTACAACAAGGTCATTGGTCGAAAGGCGTGTTAGATGCTCAAGAAGATGAAGGCTGTGACATCGCCTCTGCTCGGATCAACCGCGGCCCAGATGGAGAAGGCGAAGGAACAGGCGGCAACCGAACTGCCGACCGAGACCGACCCGGACATCCTTGAGATGCAGCGCCAGCAGCGCCGCATGGCCAAGAAGCGCAAGGGTGTCGCTTCCACCATCCTTTCGGGCGGCCAGCTTGGCGATGACGGCTACCAGTCGGGCACGGTGCTCGGCTGATGGCCTACGATGAGGGCGAGGACAACTACCGCAAGCGCGGCAGGCTGAAGGAACGCGGCCTGAAGTGGAAAAAGCGCGGCGACCAGCTGTTCGTCAAGCGGGACGCCTACAACTCGCTGTTTCAGGCGCAGGCTGAAATCTTCTACCCTGAACGCGCCGACTTCTTTGGCGATCGGGGCGAAGGCGATGAGCGCTATGACGGGATATTCACAAGCGTTCCCCAGCGCATGCGCCGCGACATGGCCAACAATCTCGGCGCGATGCTGAGGCCACGCGGCAAGGAGTGGTTCAAGGCTGTTGCCCGGCCTGACAGCCTGATGGAGGACAAGGCCGCCAAGACGTGGCTGGAGAAGGCCACGAAGACGCAGCGCAACATCGTCTATTCGCCCAAAGCCAATTTCACGCGCGCCATGGCCGAGAGCGACAACGATTATGTCTGCTTCGGCAACGCGATCGTGCGCCATACCTACAATCACGAGGGATCGGGGCTTTTGTTCTCATGCGCGCATCTCAAGGATTGCGCGTGGGCCGAGAACCATGAAGGCGCGGTCGACGAGATCCACGAGAAGATGGAGATGACCATTCGCCAGGCGGCCATGCTGTTTGGCAAGGACAATCTGCCGAAGGAATGGCGCGAGGCGCTGGAGAAGCACCCGGAGCGGGAAGTCAAGGTCCAGCGCTGCGTCGCACCCCTTGAGGAGTACGAGTACGAGAAGGACGAGCGCCCGCGCCGGGATGCGAAGTTCATGTCGATCTATCTCGCCTGCGAGGTGGACGAGAAGGACGCCGGGCTGGGCGAAGGGTATTTCAACTGGTTCCCGTACCTAGTCCGCCGCTGGATGACGGTATCGGGCGAGCCTTACGGACGCTCCCCCTGCGCGGGCGTGGCGCTGGCCGATGCCCGGACCCTCAACGTGGCGCAGCAGGCCTTGCTGAAGTCTGTCGAATGGCGCGTCGACCCGCCCAAGGTGGCGGCGCATGATGCGGTGGTGGGCGAGATCAACCTGCGGGCCGGGGCTGTGACCTATTACGACGCCTCAGCCCTTGGCGACACGAACCGGAAGGTGATCGAGAGCCTCGAGACGGGTGACCCGCGGTTCGGGGTTGAACTGGCTGACAGGCTGGCGATCGAGCATGGGCGGGTGTTCTTCCAGAACCTGCTCAAGCTGCCCGACAAGCGGATGACCGCCTACGAGGCCGGCAAGTGGATCGAGGAGTATGTGCGTTCCGCGGCCCCGGTGTTCGAGCCGATGGAGGCCGAGAACGCGCAGCTGATGGATGCTGTGTTCGAGCGGGCCTTCGCGAAGGGCGCGTTTGGCGACCTGATCAACGGCGTGCCGGACGGTATGCCCGAAGTCCTGCAAGGCGCGGAGGTGGATTTCGAGTTCGAGACGCCTCTGAGCCAGGCCTATCGCGAACTGAAGGTCCAGAAGGCGAGCGCGCTGGTGGTCGACATGACGGCGCAGGCTCAGGTGGCGCCGGACTCGATGGACAATGTGGACTGGGATGCGGTGACGCGCGGTCGGATGGAAGACCTGCCTGTCGACTGGCTGCGTGATGCGAAGCTGGTCGAGAAGATGCGCGCGAGCCGCGCACAGGCGCAGGCCGAGGAACAGCAGAAGCAGGAAGCCGCCGCCATGCTGGATATGGGTCTCAAGGCGCGGCCTGAGAATATCAACAAGCTGGAGCAAGCCATGCAGGAGCAAGTCTGATGGCGACGAGACTGAGTGGTTCGCTGACGGCGGCCAATGACCCATCGGTCGTGTTCACGGCCTATGATGATTTCTACCTCCAGATGGATCATACGGCGGGGGCAAGCACGGTCGCGCTACAGATCGACCTTGCCGACACGTCGTCATGGTTCACGACGGACACATGGACGGCAGATGACGTGGTGATTGTCGAAGTCCCCGTCGCGGCCAAGTTCCGGCTTATGATCACATCGCTGGATACCGGCCCCGTGGCATGGCTGGTCTATGGAAAGCTCAATGCGAACGACACGATCGGCGGCTTCTCGCCGGGCGCTGTCGAGCTTGAAGAGGGTGGCGACCAGGCGCTGGAAGAAGACGGAACGTCAATTGTTTACGAGGAGGCTGCCTGATGGGCAAAGTTAGCGATAGAACCGCGCTCACGGGCGCGAATACTGCGGTGGGCGATCTTGTGCCTGTCGTGGATGTTTCGGCCACCACGGCCGGCTCGAAGAAGATGACGCTGCCGGAGTTCTTCACGGCGTGGCCCGTCGTCATCACCACGGAAATGACCGGCTCTGGCGCCGCTGCGACTGACGAATACCTCTTCAGCGACGCGGGCGTCATGAAGACGATCACGGTTGTGGAAAGCGTGGCGGCTCAGTTCGCGGGCGTCACGACCGCCATGCTGGGCTCGGAAGTGGTCCCGGCCACGGACGAGATCATGGTTTCGGACGCAGGCGTGCCGAAGACGATGACATTCGACGAGCTGATCTCCGCGGTGGCCCTCAACGGCTTCCTGACCCTGTCGGATATCGCGGGCCCCTATGCTGACCAGGCGGCGGCTGCGACGGCCATCACGGGCACGGGAAAGCTCTGGTATCAGACCTCGACCGGCCTCCTCGGGATCACGCTGACCTGATGACACACGAGGAACGCAAGGCGCTTGAAGCGAGGCGCAAGGTGCTGGTCGAGATGAAGGAAGAAGCTGTCGGCCGCGCCAATCAGGCGGCCGGCGGCATCGCCGTCATCGACAGCCTGCTGGCAGCCGCTGGTGACAAGGTGGAACTGGCCACCATTCACGGCATTTCGGCGCAGACGGGCACGGATGGCTGACCGGCTTCGCCCTGACCAGCCGCCAATTCCGAATGTGGACGAGGCGGCTGCTATCCGCGCGCTGTTCAAGGGCACGGCGACCAAGGTTCAGCAGATCCAGTTCACGACCTACCTGCTGAAGATGTGCGGCGTTGCCCAGTCGGAATACGGGCAGGGCGAGTTCTGGGCCTTCATGGGCGGCAAGCGATGGGTGGCGACGCAACTGCTCGCCATGGCCGAGGTGAACCTTGTGCCGGCCAACGCCCGCCAGTTAACGGAGAATGAGAATGGCTGACGAAACGACCACGACCGAGGCGACGACTGAGGCTGCCACGACCGTCACCGGGACGGAAAAGCCTGCGGCCACGGCCAAGCCAGCCAAGGGCGAGACCAGCACAACGTCGTCCGGGTCGGACTATGACTGGCGCGGCGCCATTGCGGGCGAGGACAAGAAGCTGGCCAAGCGCCTCGAGCGGTTCGACAGCCTGTCGACGTTCGGCAAGAGCTATTTCGAGGCTGACGCCCGGCTCAACTCGGGCAAGATGATCCCGCTTCTGGGCGAGGACGCCACGGACGAGGACCGTGCTGCGTTCAACAAGACGCTGGGCATTCCCGACGACCCGAAGAAATACGAGATCACGGTCAAGCCGCCGGAAGGGCTGGAGCTGAGCGACACCGAGAAGGGCCGGCTCGATGCCATCACCGCGGCGCTGCACAAGGCAGGCGGGTTCATGGCGCATCCCAGCGTCGTGAACGAGGCGCACCGCATCTTCTACGCCGAACGCGAGGAGGCCGAGGCGCAGATGGTTGCGACGGCCACCATCCAGAAGCAGAAGACCGAGGAGTTCCTGTCGAAGATCTGGCCCGGCCAGGAGAAGAAGCGGAACCTGATGTTTGCCGAGCAGGCGATCGGGCACTTCTTTGGCAAGGACTTTGCCGAGATCAAGGACATGCAGATGGCCGATGGCACGCGCCTTGGCGACCATGTCGAGTTCATTCAGGCGATGGCCAAGGTTGGCCGCATGACGATGGAAGACCCTGTGTTCCTTGAAGCTGGCCGCAACGGCGTGAATGCCGCTGATGCGCTGGCCAAGGAAAAGGAGACGATCATGTCGTGGCGGTCGACGAACCGCGCCAAGTACAATTCTCCCGAGACGCAACGTCGTCTGGCGGAAATCTATGCTGCGGAAGCGCGGCATCAGGAACGGGGCCAACAGGCCCAGTAGGACGGCTCCTGCCCCCGGCGATCAGGGCCAGGACACCTCCGCGCAGTCAACCCGTGCAAGCGGCGCTGTGAAGAATCGAAGACTGGGAAGCGGCGCCCGCAAGGGTCAACCCGCCACCAGACGGAATCGCCATTCCTGTCATCAATCCTCACACAAGGAAATGAGCAGCCATGGCTGTCAATCAAATCACTGCGCAATTCCGCACGCAGTACAACGACGAGTTCAAGTACGACTATGACCGCGAACCCTCGCTCCTGAAGCAGTGCGTCCGCAACGACGGCGCCCAGAAGGGCTCGACGGTCTACTGGGATGTGGTCGATCCCTCTGACGCGGCCAACGTCCGCACCCGCGACGGCGACATCCCGGTTTCGCAACTGGGCCTCAGCCAGAAGTCTGCGACGATGGAAGAACACTTCAAGAAGTTCAACATCGACGCGTTCGACCTGTTCCGCGCCAACCCGAACACCCGTGCGGCTCACGCCCGCAAGGGCCGGGCCTCGATCAACAAGGCCATTGACCAGTCGATCATCGATGCGCTCGATTCGTCCAGCAACGCGATCAACTCCGGCAACGCCATCGACTTCGGCGTCAAGTCCACGTTCCTGACGTGGGTGTCGCAGCTGATGAACGCTGACGTCGACTGGAACGGGAATATCTGGGGCCTCGTCACCCCGAACGCCTGGCTCCAGATGGAGACGATCAACGATTTCGTGTCGATCGACTACAACGACATGAAGCCGCTGGTCGAAGGTGCTCCGCCTGTTGGTCAGTATCGTCGCTGGCTCGGCGTCAACTGGCTTCGCCACACCGGCCTCACCGGCAAGGGCGGCGCCACGGCCAAGTGCTACATCTTCTCGGGTGATGCGATCGGCCACCAGATCGACGGCGAGCCGCAGACGCACATGTACTATGAGGAGGAGCAGGACCGCTACGGCACGTGGGTCAAGGTTGTCCACTGCGCCGGCCTCGTGCTCACCCGCGGCGTCTATCGCGCGGTTCACGACGACACCGCCTCGATCGCCTAACACCCAGCAACCAGGAGAACTGAACTATGGCTTATAACTCCGCACGACTGGGGTTGCTGGCGCACAGCGGCGGCCCCCTTGGCATGTCGATCTGGTATTACGACTCCGTCGATGTGACGGGCGACGTTGATACCGCCGGCTACATCTCCGACGCGAAAGAGCGCGGGATGCAGAAGGGCGACATCGTCTATCACCGCATCTGGACGACCGCTGCCCCGACCACGACCGCAGAAATGCAGACCGCGGCGGGCACGGCCAATATCCTGACCGCGATGGGCATTCACGTTGTTCTGGGTCTCAACGCCACGACTGGCGCTGCCGACCTGACGGCTGTGACGGCCCTGACGGTCACGAACTCGGACTGATCACTCATCCCCCGAGTGACGCAAACTGGGCGGGGGCTTCGGCTCCCGCCCTTCATTTTCAGGAGATACAATGGCCAATCCGGTTCGCTGCCCCACCAAGGGCGTCCTCGAAATCGAGCGCGACGGCAAGCAGTTCGGAACCTATGTGGCGACGCTGCCGGTCGGGCATTCGCTCGACGACGTGCTGTCCCCGGAATATTTCGGCCAGATGCAGGCGCGCGGGCCGACCGACAAGCTCCTGCGCGAGGGCGACTTCATCGATGTCCGCCCGTCCGACTGGACCTGGTATGTGCGCCTGATGGTGCGCGCGTGCCTGCCGACTGTGGACAAGGTCATTACCGGCGCCGTGCATGGCCCGATCACCTTCGACGTTGGGACGCTGCCGAAAGGCTGGTCGATGAAATACATGGGCATCGAGCGGAAGTGGACGATCTTCTACCGCGACGTGGAGAAGGCCGCGATGTTCCGTTCGGCGGAGGCGGCGCGCGAGAAGATCATCGAGCTTGGCGGCGAGCCGGAAGAGGCTGAGGCTGATCCTGCTCCGAAAAAGCGAGGTCGCCAGCCGCGTGCCGCAACAGATACGCAGGTCGAGACTGAGGCGGCCTGATGACCACGCAGCTTGATGTCTTCAACGACGCGCTGGAGTGGCTGGGCGAACCGCCCACGACCGATCCGGACGAAAGCACCGAGTGGGTCACGCGCATCCGCAATGCGTATGACCGCGAGGTGCGGAAGATGTTCGAGCTGCACACCTGGAACTTTGCGATGGCCAAGGTCCAGCTTGCCGCTGTCGGGGGCACGCCCGATGGCTGGAACTACGGGTTCGGCAAGCCGGCTGGGTGCAAGCGCATTGTGAAGGTAGCGGGGTCGGAAAACCCCAACGCGTCCGCCATCGCCTATCTGGACTTTGGCGGGCGCATACTGTCCGACCATGAAACGACATGGCTGGATTATGTCGACGGAACCGTGATCGACGAACCGGGCCGCTGGCCAGAGGTCTTTGCAGGCGCTCTGGCTGCGCGGCTTGCTTTCAAGGTCTGCCCGATCACGGGAACCGGAACGGACAAGCGCGAAATGCTGGAACGGACACAACGCCGCCTGATGGCGGAAGCCAGGCTGTGGGATGCCCAGCAGAATGGCGCGTGGACGATCCCGCCGGGTGAGTACGAGAATGCGAGGGCCGGATTCTCGCGCCGGTACATGCGCTGATGGCGAAGGCCAATCCTCCATTCTTCGCGTTCAATGGCGGCGAGGTCGACAAGGAAACGCTCGCGCGGGCCGATCTCGAGCTTTACGCCCGCACGGCAGAAACGATGGAGAACATCTTTCCCTACACGCAGGGAAAGATGGCCAAGGCTCCCGGCTCGAAATTCCTTGACGACATCACAGCCCTTGCGGTCGTGACCGAGGAAGATGGCAGCGTTGAACTGGATGAGGACAGCGACGAGGCCGTCACCGAGGGCGAAAGCCTTGGCATTCTGAGGCCCTTCGTCCGGGCCGGGTCTCTGGCCTATGTGCTGGAGCTGGCCGCAAACCAGATCAGGCTGATCGACAACGCGACAGAGGCTTACGTGCAGATCACCGGAACGGCCCAGACAGTTGGCGCATGGTCGGATCAGTCGTCGGCTCCGTCCACTGGAGGCGGCGCCCCGATCTCGTCAGGCTCCAGCGACATTGGCGATCCGTTCTATACCGACATCAACTATGAGTGGATCTCGACGACTGAGGGCGGCTACAACTCGGTGCTGCCGTAATGGGTATCACGGTCAGCGGCGCAGACGTGGCGTTCGTCACGACATCGGGCAGCGAAGCGGTGGCGCGCTCCAGCATCACCACGGCAAGCCCGAACGCAGAAGCGACCTTCCAGTTCGAGGTCGAAAGGCGTCCGCTGAAGATGCGGGCCGGGTCGACTGCCGGCGGGCAGGAGATATTCACAGACACGCTGCTTTACCCGGGCGTCTATGTGTTCACCTTCACGCCGGGCGTCTCGCCTTATTACGTGGAGTTCCGGTTGCCTGACATTGGCTATGTCGGTGCGGCGCAGGGCAAGGCCACGCTGGTTGGGTTCCAGGCGCTCCCTGCGGGCGACCTGCTGATCCCATCGCCGTGGCAGGAGAACGTGCTGCGGACGCTGAGGTTCGAGCAGAGCTTCGACGTGGCATGGATTGCGACAAAGTCTGTCCAGACGCGGGTGCTTGAGCGGCGTGGGGCCAAGTCATGGGGCCTGCGCAAGTACCAGCCTGAGAATGGCCCGTTCGCCAATCTCAACGTCACGACGACGACGCTGACATGCAGCAGCCGGACGGGCGAGGCGACGGTCACGG